GCTCAAGTTCCACTACCGAAAGACTGGTCCAATCAAGATAGTTGTCTGTGCTCTGTATCTCTAGACTGGGATTGAACAGAGTAGAAATCTGCTCAAACAATTGGAATTTTTGGTTGGTGTTTGCAGTCCAGATATCGCAGTTTATTGTCATGCGATACGGCACAGGCATGAGACGCTCAATAGTGAACGCATTGCCTTGCGTGGTTTCATACGTTTCACTGTCTTGATCATACCGCCGCTGCCGTACTTGAGTCTTGCTAACAAAATACGGCTCTTGCATGCGAGGACGATCATAGTCCATGCCTGTTATGTAGTACGTGATCAAGGGCACAGCAGGCATGAAACTGGCTGAATTGTTTTGTACTACAGTTTGCGCCTGTCGAGTCCAGTCACCATATCGCACTGGCACACGTAACAAACTTTCGTTCTCGCTGCCTTGTGCTCCGTACATGACCTGAAAGTTTGAAAAGATACGGGTGAATTGCAGGAGAAACCGACGTACCTGGTCATCATAAAAAAATTGCTGAGCCATTAGTTAACTACTCTCCTGTCCTGGTTGTGTGTTTGGATAAGGATTAGACGGTTTGTTGCCACCATCATCTCCATTATCTGCCCGTGGTTTCAACAGTTCGCTCAAGCTCTGGCGGCTAGGAATGTTTCCTATGTCTGTTGTGGGCACTGTGTATGTATTGTTAACAAAGCCACTGCGCAAGGTATTGTTCTGTGGGCCGTTGGTGAGATCGGTACGCACACTCTCTTCAATTTTAACCCATCGACGACCGTCATACCGGAACAGGCGATTGGGGAAATAATCCATGCGCAAACAAAATTGTCCCAGTTGTGGATTACCCGGAAAGCTCACACCTGGTGTGACTGGTAGGCCATTGGGAGCAATACCATCCCCGGTTAGGTACCCCATGGTATAGCCATTGTCACGAGGAGTGGCCGGTGCATCTGATGTGTTGGGATTGGGTGATTCATCTGCGGAATACACAGTGGAGTCAACAGTGACACCATTGGGATCAGCTGGCGTACCATCAGGGTTAGTGGGCCAAATGTAGAATTTCACAGTGTCATACCCTGAAAGAGGTACTTCTAGTTCGGCCGCTGCCAGGATGGCATCGTTGATCTCTAGGTCACGTGGTCGAGTAGTGGCTTCGGTGATCACAGTTGGTGCATCTATTGGTAGCCAGTAAGTGGTATTGGTTATATCAGTTCCATATGGAACATCAACAAGTGCACGATAGTACAGATCTCCGTCGTTCACTATGCTACCTGCTGGCCAAAAACTGCCTGGATCCCAGATGTTTTCAACCACTAGCGGTTTGTCTAGTATCTGTTTGTATTCTTGAGCGTTTACCAATGGTGTGGCTTTCACTCGCCACAAGTGTGGCAACCAAGTTTGACTAAAACCTTCACTGGCAAAATTTGCCTCTTGGATAACATAGTATCTTGGCAAGGCTGTAGTTATGGTAGTGTCAAGTGGGTTCTGATCACGCAGATTTGGCACTTCCAAAACATCACCGGCCATGAGCTTGCGCCCAAAAGTGTCAATCATGTCGTTGTAGTGGAACGTGATATAGAGCGTGCCGTTTTGTATGAACAGTCCAAATTGTGTGAGATTGAAGTCTATGTCTTGTGCATTGTAGACCCCACGCATGCGATATATGTCAGGGTCATATGCTCGATCTCGATTCTCACCCAGCAATATGTCTTGTATGAACAAGGGATCTTGGCTGGTGAAGTTGGGTTCTGTGGGATCGTAATTGCCTGATTCAGCTGAATCTCCTGTCCCGGTTTCGGGACCCAGGTACTTGTGGACATAGATATCTACACCGCCCACGGTGTACATTTCTGAAATGGTACGATCAAAAAATCTGTAATCGTTGGTTCGATTGGGGCGATATAGGCTTAAACGGGGCATAGTGATGTATTTATAGAAATTTTGGTTGACCAGAAATACCCAAATTGCTATAATTAGCACTTAACAACAAAAGGAGCCCACATGCTTACCAGCGCACAAAGCGATCAGATTAATAATACTGAAGTATACACTTTAGATTATGAGGCAGAAGCCTTGCAAAGTTACGAGGACACCGGCAACGACTTAATGGACGAGCTAGAAGTCCGTGCAACCAACATCATTTTGGAACAAACAGCATGGGACGCTCGCGAGGATCTGGGCGGTATCACAGCGTATTTTAAAAGTAATACTTTAGTAGCATTTTATGATTACGAGCAATTTAAAGGCACTGTGTTCTAAAAACAACATCTATAGTGGTGATTGACAGCAAAATCAATTGCCACTATAATTATAGAGTATATCAAATATAGGAGCCCACATGATAGTAGCAACAAAATCCATAAAACTTTTGAACCCCAGAAGTAGTGATACCAATGTCATGGGGCCAGAACCCACCTGGAAAGTGCAACCCACTGACGGTCGTTTTAGTGCCCTGAGCAAGGCATTTTCTTGGTACAATTATTTTTACGGCAAAAAAGATGCCCGTGACATGATTGTTAACTATTTGGAATTGCACGACCGCAAGGCAGACGTTCGACTCTTGCGTGGAGTGCCGGATTCGGCAATTCGACTCACCACAGGCTGGTTGTGCCGTATGAGCATGGTGGGCCTGGAACTTAACGAACATGAGCAAATCAAACTAGATAATTTGCTTAGAGAACTTTTGAAAACAAAGCAAGTTGAAGTAGCAGAAGCGGTTGTGGTAGACGATACTGTGATTAGAATTACTATCCAGGATCGACTGCGTGAGAAGGTATCAGAATGTGCAGGAGAGTTAGACGGATTGTTTGACGACTTTATCACAGGTGGAGCCAAGCTCACGGCAGACTACAAACCCGTGGTGCTCATGCGCAGTCTAAACATTGCTCCGCAAATGGTGAATGACATCAAGCAAATTTGGACACGTAAACTCACAGAGTTTGATGAAGCAGTTGCCGGCAAAAATGCAGATTTAGTACAGGGCTACAGCTACCTTTCCAAGATACAGTTAAAGAATTGTGTAAAGTTCTGTGAGCTAGTGATTTCAGACTGTGGTGCCTATGTGCAGATTAAAAAGGTCGAGCGCAAGCCACGCAAGGTCAAGGCAGTGCCACCAGAGAAACGTGCCGCAAAGTTCAAGCATGTGATGGAATTTGCAGAGCTCAAGCTCAAAGGTTTACCGGCCGCAAGTCTGGTAGACAAAGCAGAAGCCTGGTTGTATGACACTAAAAAACGCAAGCTGATCCACATTGTGGCTGACAGCCATGCGCAGGCATTTACTGTAAAGTCTAACTCAATTATTGGGTTTAGTACAGTGGAAAGCCAGCAAAAAACGCTACGCAAACCAGCAGACGTGCTCAAGGCCATGAGTGCCGCAGGCAAGCCGGCCGCAAGAAAGATCTACAAGGACCTGACCACTACAGAAACACCGTTTAACGGACGTGGCACAGAGAACTTGATCATTCTAAAAAGTTGGTAAATATTAGGGACAGGAGTCCCTAATGGCTGACGACACACTAGACCCGCTTAAAAAACAACTGATAGAATACGTACAACTCCAACTTGGTGATCAAATTGTTGACATCGAGTTGGATCCTGCTCATTACGAAGCCGCATACCAACGCACCCTGGGGGTGTATCGTCAACGAGCGCAAAATGCATACGAAGAAAGCTACAGCTTCATGCAATTGCTTAACGATGTCAATGTGTACACTCTACCACAGGAAGTGGTATCGGTGCGGCAGATCTTTCGCCGTACTATAGGTGTTGGCGGAGCAGGTGGCAGTAGTTTTGATCCATTTGGTGCAGCCACACTCAATGTTTACATGTTAAACTTTAACCAAGCCTCAGGCGGCTTGGCCACATACGACTTCTATCAACAGTATGTTGAGCTTGCAGCCAGGATGTTTGGCGGCTACATCAACTACACTTGGAATCCTGTGACCAAAAAACTTCAATTGATTAGAGACCCTAAAGGATTTGGTGAAGTGGTGTTGTTGTGGACCTACAATCTGCGTCCAGAAATTGTGCTATTGAGCGATTACCAAATCTCACAGTGGTTCCGTGATTATATGGTGGGTGCTGCCAAGTACATCATAGGCGAGGCTCGTGAGAAGTTTGGCACCATTGCAGGACCACAGGGCGGAGGCACTCTCAACGGAGCAGCCATGAAGTCTGAGGGACAGGCCATGATGGACAAATGCATAGAAGACTTAAGATTGTATGTGGACGGCTCGCAGCCACTGACATTTGTAATTGGTTAACCACTAGTAGACTTAGATTTAGAATTCTGTTATACTTGTTGTATGGCAGACTTAATGATTGATATCGAGGGATTGGGCACTGGCCCAGATGCCACCATACTAACAATTGCCGCCCAGGAATTTGATCCTTTGCGGCGTGATGTATTGGGACGGCATTTTTACACTCGG